CAACAACCTTGAGGGTATCAACTTCTCGAAGTTCAAACACTTCCTCGATTCTCCCTATCACTTCAAGAAGAATCTCACAAAGGAAGATGACGATGAAGAAAAGTCCGCCTTAAAGATTGGCTTGGCTGTTCATTGTCTTTCACTCCAGCCGCAGTTCTTTGCGGATAAGTTCGCCGTCTCAATCGACACCGATAGACGCACCAATGAAGGTAAGCGTATCTGGAAGGAGTTTTGTGAGAATAACCAAGGTAAGACAACCCTCTCGGCAAAAGAGTTTGATATCGTCGTTAATTGCTGCAAGGCTATTGATTCAAATAAGTTCTTCAACGAAATCAAGAAGATGCCTTCTACTATCTTTGAAGCAGGTGGTAGTGCAGAAATCTACGGAAGCAAAATTAAGGGTCGCATTGATATGTTCAACCCAGAGCGAAACATTGTTATTGATATCAAGACCTGTAGCGAGATTCCTTCTGTAAAGAATATCCGAAAGGCAATCTACAAGAACAAGTATCACATGCAGGCGTTCTTCTACGGAAGTATTGCCAATGCTGTCACAGGAACTAATCCGGAATTTATCTTCATGTTCGTTGACAAGAAGAACTTCAATACTGTTGGTCTTGCAAAGATTGGTCCAGAGTTCCTCAATCGTGCTGCTGAAGAAATCAACGTTGCTCTGTGTCGATACGAGAATTGCAAGAATCTCGATGTCTGGCCTGCCCTTGAAAATGCCGAGACTCCTTATGTTGTAGATACTTTCGATAATCCGTTTGACATTACGCCTTCTGATAACGAGTATCTCGATTGATGAACGAAAAATACACGCAATTCTCTGGGGTCTTCATTCCACGTGAAGTCCTCCTCGACCAAGAAATCCCAGCCAACGCAAAGATTATCTTCGCTATCGTGCAGTCCCTTGACAACGACAAGGGCTGTTACGCTAGCAATGAATACATCGGAGGAATGGTTGGATTGTCAGACTCTGCAGTTCGTGCTTCATTGCACATTCTGGAAGCCAAGGGTCTGATTACCCGAACCATTGTTGATGGCACTAGTCGCACATTGAAGACCTGCACTACGCAGTCTCTACGTGCTGACACCCGCCAGATTTCTGAAGCCACCCCGCCAGAAATCAAGCACACCCCCCGCCAGAAATCTGGCACATATGGTAATAGAAAGAATACAGTAGTAGATAATAACAGTCTTCTTCTTCCTCCCCTGCCTCATTCAGAGGAATTCGCAAAGGTCTGGGAAGAATGGACAATCTTTCGTCGAGAGGTCAAAAAGCCTTTGACACCAACCTCTATTCGTGAACAATTGATTTTCCTCAATGAACAAACAGAACATGACGCAATCACATCCATCAAAAACTCTATTCGAAGCGGTTGGCTCGGACTTTTTGCAGTTAAGCAAAATAACGGAAAGCCCCAAGCAAAACTTCTTACCAACAAAGACCATGACAGTTTCTAAGTGCGAGTGCGGTCAGCCACGTGTTCCACTTGCTTTCAATGGAAAGATGAAATGGCCCGGTTTCTTCTGTCCTGCGTGTGAACACAAATACACGCTTAATGGTGACCCCAAGCAGGGTGCTGAATGGGCTTACGAGCCGATTGGTATTCCTGTCGAATACACCAAGACTATCATCGAAAAGATTCCGTGCAAGCGTATGCAAGACATAGCAAGCAACTGGGCTGGATGGGAGAATGGTCGTTCCATCCTTCTACACGGAACTACCCGAGTCGGCAAGACTCGAGCCGCATGGGAAATCACTCGTCGTTTCTGGAAAACGCTTTACAAAAAGCAGACAATGATGACAATGCGTGGATTCGAACGAATGATTGAAGAAGGATTCCAAAACTATGACCACAGCAAACGACTTGACGACCTCATTAAAACTCCATTTCTTTACATTGACGATTTGGGCAAAGAACGCACGACGCAACGTGTTGCTTGCGACCTGTTCGCAGTCATTGACGAACGCACGATTAATCATCGACCAACTATCATTACTACCAACTTCACCTCTGCTAGCCTTCTTGGACGTTTTGACGACCAAGAACTAGGCTCTGCTCTCATCGGTCGCTTCCGAGACTATTTCGATATTGTCGGTGCGACTAACCAAAATAATTCTTGACCAATGACCCAATACCGACCAAACAGATACTACAGTTGGAGTGAATTCTCTGACGAATTTATGCCCGAAAACACCATGACCAACAACATCGAATACCGTGCCCAACTCAACACAGCCCTCGTCAATGCGATTGCAGAGACGAAGGACGTGCTTGCCGACAGCACCAATCCGTTCCACAAGAACAAATACGCATCCCTAGGTGCACACCTAGAATCCATCAAGCCTATCTTCTTTAAGCACGGCTTGGCTATCCTTCAGTTCCCTACTTCTAGTGAGAAGGCGATTGGAGTGAACACCATCATCGTTCATACCTCTGGTGCTTCTATCGAGGAAAGCATCTGCATCCCTGTTGGTGATAGTGTCAAGGGGCAGGAAGCGGGTGCTATCATCTCTTATCTCCGTCGCTACGCTCTGGCTTCTGTTGCAGGTGTCGCTACGGAAGACGATGATGCCGAGATTAACCGCATTGCTCATTCCCCTGCTCCGCAGTCAAAGCCAGCCTACATGAATAAGCCAGCGGTTCTCATCCAAACCAATAACTCCTCTGCTGAAGTTACGGGAGAAGTCAACTTTGACCTTGCTGTTCCTTTCGGTAAGGCAAAGGGAACGTCCCTAAATGACCTTCCTCTGGCTGACCTCAACTATTGGGCTAACACTTGGCAACCAAAGCCGTGGGAAAAGACAGGCAAGGTAGGTGCTAAGGACTTGTCCCTCAAGTCGTCTGCACAGGCTCTCTGGGCTATTAAGAACAGCGAGCAGGGTGAATCCGAGAGCGAAGGGGACGCTATTCCCTTCTAATCGAATCCAGCCACGATAGCACAATGGTAGTGCCCCTGTTTTGTAAACAGGTGGTTGTCGGTTCAAGTCCGACTCGTGGCTCTCTTTCGTCTTGTAGTTCAACGGATAGAACACCCGCCTTCTAAGCGGGTTATCTTGGTTCGATTCCAAGCAGGACGACATTTTAAGTAAGCACCACATGAAATACATCTTAGTAAAACGAGAACCCCTGTTCCAAGAAGTCTGGAATAACGAATCCGAGAAACTTGTAGTCAGTTTTACTGACAAGGACTTTGATGCTGTGCTTACTCCAATTTTTCCAGAACTGCTCGCAAGGGTATTGAATCGTTGCGGCAAAATTGACAAGTATGATACCAGAGAGGTTATCCTAGGATTACTTCATTTCATGTTAAAGAAGGACGCAAAGCACAATGAATTGACAGAGGTAATCGAGGGACTGAAGGCAGGCGGGCAGGCTCTCAACTTTGTTATTCCACCTCCTGTTGATGACAGAAACGATTGTATGACCACCTCGCTTCTTTACAAGACGCAGTATTCAATGGCAAAGAAACAATGGTCTGCTTACTATTCCAGATTCTATGAGAAGACTCCCAACAATAATGATTATCTTGTTCAGCATATTCATCGCAGCGACTTGCATAGCATACGTTCTGTTGATGGTAAATGGTTTATGAGACTTTCAATCGGTAACAAATCTAAAAGAATCTATCTTGGACTTGATGAAAATATTGCAATCAAGAAAAGAGACATCATTATTGAGAGAATAAAAAACAATGAGCAAGTATGAAACATTTATCGCAGTAGGCGATAACCACGGCGACATGGTTGACCCTGTTGCTTTCGACGGAATGATTGCATTCCTTAAAGACTTTAAACCAAAGCATCGTATTCACCTTGGAGACTGTTTTGACTTTCGTTCCATCAGACGAGGTGTAACCGCTAATGACAGAGAATCACATGAATCCCTAAAGGATGACATAAAACTCGGCAAAGAGTTTATCTCAGCCCTCCGTCCTACTGTATTCCACTACGGCAACCACGAAGACAGACTAGACCAATTGATGTCTGGCTCTCCGTCTGGGATTGTGAGAGACGCAGCAGAAAAGCAAGACGAGGAGATTCGTTCTTTTCTGAGAAAGAAGGGTTGTAAGACCATCCTTCCGTATCACGCAGACCTTGGTATCCACAGAATTGGCCCTATCACCACCTGCCACGGATACACGTATGGACGTAATGCCATTGAAGAACACGCTTCTCACTATGGAGTTCCTGGTGGTGCAGTTATCATGGGACACATCCACAGAATTGGTGCAATCAACGCAAAGAAACACGGAGGCGTAGTCGGCTTCTCTGGTGGCTGTATGTGTATGAAGAGAGAGATGACCTATGCTAAAACTAGACTTGCTACATCGCAATGGGGATTGGGCTGGACATACGGCATCATCGAAGGTAATGAATGGAAGGTCTGGCAAGCCCATCGTTTCAATGATGGCTGGATTTGGACTACTGAAATTAAAACATGGAAACACAAAATAAACTAACACTTAAACAGATATACCTAAAGGCTCTTGCAGAGAACCTTACTTGCAAGGAAGCAGCATTTGAGTATAACTGTAATGCAACGTCCCTCAGTAAGAAGGGTGCTTATCATAAACTCCCTCCTCTGAAGTCTCATTGGAATTGGACTGACCAAAGAGATTTAAATAATCTCAGCACTAATTCGTTGCTAAAAATTAAAGACCATTTAGAACAATATCTAACCAAAGTAAAAAATGCCATCACCCAAAAAGAACAACCAACTTACTAACTTAATTGAAGCCCTTCAAGGAGTTCAATATGATGTAATCCCAGCAGACGAAGGATGGTTTACTACGATTGAACTTGCAAAGGAGTTAAATTGTAGTGTCGGTCACGCATCAAAATTAATACTAAAAGGCCAAAACGCTGGCTTGGTTGAAACTAAAAAGTTTAGACTAAATTATAGTGGCTCTCCAAGAGTAGTGCCCCACTACAAATGCACCAAAGGCGTTTCCAGACCCTGTAAGCAGTAAGTCTGGAAACTAGTGGAAGGAAACCCCAAAAAGGAAACAACGACGTAAACCTCGCCTACATCGCCTTCGACTAAAATGAGTATCCCCCTTTTATGGAAATGGTCAAGACGTTCTTCTGAAAAACTTATCACGAACGAATCTCCAAGTCGCAAATGTAATTGCGGCTCCGACATTGACTATGACAAGTGTTCCTGTTCCCAAGAGAACCCAAGAGTAAATTTCAGACTCAAAGACCCAAGCGGAGGAAGCACAAAGCATCCCACCCGCAACCATTATCATACCCGCTATCTTCTTTGGCGTGAAGGCCGCTACAAGGACACCTATGGCTATCAGCCCTATTCCAAGACTTGTGACATACCAGATGCTCTTCTCTTTCGTGGCTTGTTTAGAAAGAGCGAGGGCTTTTTCTTCGCTGGCTTTTGCTTCACTCAACTTCTTGTCAAGAGCAGCAACCTTGGAGTAAAGTTCGGTGGTTTCTTTATCAACTTTAACGGCTTCTGCCTTATCTTCGGAGGCTCTCTTGGTGTCATTGTTGGCGATTATAGACCTTTGTTCTTCAAGTTTAGCAACACTAGGTGGCTTGATACCAGAGAGTCTGATGAACTGGGACTCTAGAACACTTGCTTTGATATCATCCTTTGGCAGTTTCTCTTGAACTGCGAGAACACCGGCAGCAGCATCTGATGCGACTGTCTCAATTTTGTCAATGAAGGCATCCTTCTCATTATTGTTATTAACAATGACGGGTTCAGGAGTGTTGCTGCAGGCAGTAAAGGCAAACAGAAGGAATATGAGAAAGGTTTTCATTTTTTCTTTGCCTTAAGCATTTCTGCTCTTTGCGGAGATGCTTCTGGGACAGTTCCTGGGGGGCTGTCTTTAAATGGAGACAAACCCTTAGCGATTCTTGCTTTTGCATTATCAATGGCCTTTTTCATAATGACTCCATTCTTTCTTGGGTCATTGCCTTCTGTTGTAATCCATACTCTTTCAGCAGAGGTAAGGGTTGGAACTATGCTAGGAATCTCATATTCCTTGCCTCCAATGTTTACTCCAACAGAAATTTCTGTAGCAACTTTATCTTTGAAGACCTTTCCGTTCTTATCTCTCATTGAAAGAGGACCAAAGAACCCAAATCCTTTTCTAGTTCCATCTGGACGATAACCTAACTTACTGTTTTCCCAATTATCAATCTTTGCCTTTTGTGAATCAAAAGACTTTCCATATTCAATGTCACTTGGGCTTCCAAAAATCTTATTCATGCCTCCAGAATGATGAAGTCTAGCCATTTCAGTTTCTGTAGGATTTCTACCTTTAGCCTTCTTAAAATTATTAACCATCCAAGGCATTACTGTATCAATTATTTCTTCAGACTTTGCCCTATTGGTTCTATCGTTAAGAGAGAATTCTCTATTATCTCCTTTTTCTTTTCTAAGTTTATTTGCCTGTTCAACGTAAATAGGCCAAATCTGATAAGGGCCGATAGCCCTTCCTGTATCACCTACAGAGAGTGCTCTTTCTTCATCACTAACATAGCCTCCACTTTCCTGCCATCTCAGCCTGTCTAGGAAGCGGTTCTCTTTCCAAGCGGAGGAAATCATGCTTGGGTTTGAAGAAGCAGTCTTAGGAACAGCCGCAGCAAGTTCTGCCTGCATAGGATTTAAAAAGGCTAGTTCATCATTCATTGTCTTTGAGTTTTTGGATAAACTTGGTTCGGATAAAATCAAACAACTCTGGAGCAAAAGACCCAGAGACAGAGCATATAACACTCTTATACATTTCGTCGATGTCAACTTTATGGAGGGAGAAGTAAACAAGTAAACCAACAATTGATGCCCCTACAACCTTTTTAATCCATATTGACTTTACGAACTTCTCGTTGGTAAAGATAAGTCTTACTAGCATACCAAGGGCAGCGAGGATTGCCATTACCCAGCCAGCCCTCTTGAACACCTCAACCAATGTTTCATTCTCATTCATCGTCTGTATCGGGATGTCTTATCCCCCTCCAGTAACTTGGCTCTAGACGGAGTTCCGTCTGGCTTGTTGTGGCGAAGTCTATTTACATCTTCCTTATCCTTTGCGTCTTGCTTGGCTACCTCTTCTCTAACTGACTTCATAACAATCTTAGCCTTTTCAGGAGCAACCTTGTGGTCATTAGCAATGTCAGAGGCTTCTTGCAACGACTGGGCTTTGCCAATCATTACGCCAGCGGGGTTAAAGATAAAGAATTGATTATCCAACTTGTGACCAAAAGCCCTTTCAGTCATTGACTTACCTGTAACTCTAACTCCAGCAAGGTCTGGAAAACGCTTGTAGGCAATAGATTGGATTCTGTATCCAAAGTCATTGAGGAAGGCTGTGTTCTCAACAGAGATGCCAGCCTGTTCAACGCTACCACGAATCTGTGCAAGCAAGGTAGCCATGAATCTTCCTTCGATACCTTTATCAACAACGACAGGGGGCTTACCTTGCTGTTCGGCAAACTTCTTTTGGTCTTCTCCAAGTTGTTCAGCCCATTTGCTAAACGCTTGGAACGCTTCAATCTTTCCAGACTTTTCAATAGCCGCTTGTTCGGCAGACTGTTCAAAGGCACTAGCCTCGTTATATTCAACAGTCATTCTGTCAAACTCTCTTTGCATGAGTTCCCATTCAGCGTTAGTTCCAGAGAACGTCTTTCTGTCGGGAAGCGGGTCTGGCTTCTTGTTGGGAATAGAACGCTTTTTCTCACTTGCTGCTCTTTCCGCTGCAAGTTCACTTCTGACAGTTGTAACTGTAGGCTCAATCACGTTCTGGTTAAGGAAGAACAGGTCGCCCTTTTGTCTGTATGCTTGAATCCACTTAATAGTGGCTGACACATCGCTATTAACAACGTCGTCTCCAAGTTCCTTTCTCATTGCCATTGTTACTTCATTAGCAAAAGAAGCATCAGACATATTAAGAATGTGCTTTTTAAACGCCCAATAAGCAGGATTGTTTTCGGCAAATCTAACTCTCTGTGCAGGTCCGCCTGGGGTGCTAACCCTTCTCCACTCCATGATTCCCTTGTCTCCAAGTTCACGATGAAGTTCTCTCTTTAGTTCTACATTGACAGAATCTTTATCAATAGCGTCTTGGATGTATGCTTTAAGTTCAGCAACGTTCATTCCGCCCTTCTTTGCAGGGTCGTTAAGGTTCATTCCACCACGGATGAGAAGACCTTTAGAGCCTTCATATAAGTCCCACTTTCCAGAAGTTCTGTTCCATCTAACATTCCAACTTCCATCTCCAGACACAAACTCTGTTCTTCTTCCCATGATGAAGTCAGTTCCAACAGGGACAAAGTTGTTGTCCTGCATATCAATTTCAAACTTGTTTCCAATTTCCGGGATGCCAGACGTGTTTTTCGAGTGAGTTTGAGCACCTTCAAACGCATCCTTTGCAAACTTGAAATCGCCAGCAACTCTTCCTCTTCTTGGGTCAAAGACAATCCACTTCTGAGAACCTACAAAGTTCTTTGCCGTATCATCCTGCACAAGCCAAGCGGTGTAACCGCTGTTATGCTTCTGACCTTGCAAGATTCTAAGTCCTTGCATGTTGTAAGTGCTTTCAATGGTAGAAACATCTTTGTTTGACAGGAGCGACCAGTTCGCTGCGTTATTGTAGTTAGCCTGTCCCCAATGGTAAGACCACGGGGTAAAGTTCATTACGGCATTAGTGCCATCTTTATTAACTAGTCTTTCAACTCCACCAACAATTCTGTCAGCACGAATCTTGGTGAAAATCATTCTAGAATCCCAAATCGGTCCAGCACCTATTTCATTGGGGTGCTTTGCGTTAAGTCTGGCCCAGAACATTTGTCGTTCATCAACTGTCCCGTCTCCAAACTTCTTCTCAAGTTCCTTCATTCTCGCTTTCTCAGCAGGACTCATTGTCCAATCTCCAGGCGTGAATGGGTGGTTAGCCTTTTCTGAGAGTCTGGCATACTCGTTAAGTTCGACATCAGGGAAGCCAATAACACGGAGAAGAACGTCAGCCATTCTCATAGCACCTCTCTGGTCGCCACCATTCATATCAAGCAAAGCCTGCCAAGTTCTCTTGGGCGGGAACTTAGCCCCACCTGTGCGTCTTCCGTCTTGAGGGCCACCCTGTGCAAAGTTCTTAAGAACAATGTTAAGTGCCTCTGTGTAACGATTGTAGTCTCCGCCAAACATTTGTTGCATGTGTGCGTTGGTCCACTTGTAATACTCTCCTTCAGAGTCAATGAGTTTGCCATACCATCCAGCCCTCATTCTTTGGTCAAAGGCATCAACGTCGATAGCCCAGAAATACATATTACTGCGACTGCCACCAGTTTTCTTTCCTGTCTTGTTA